CAAAACGCACCGGTGAACTTTGTTGGCCTGATGCCGAATGGCAGCAGCGCCTGCATGACGCAAAAGAAGTTGTCGCTAAACGTCAGCCTGGGCAGGCTGAACGCAGCCTCAACTCGCAGGTCATGCTCAACCTGGCCAACACGAACTTTCACGTGGTTAACTCCAAAAGAAACGGGCGGCAGGCAGACGCCCGCCGCCCGCTCTTGGGCGTTATCGCTGTGGTGTCAACTGTTACAGGCTCTTGTAGTCGTTGACGCCGGCGCCGGTGGCATCAGTGGCGCCGTTATCGCCCTTGGCGAGTCGGGCGTCAGACGAAACCGCAACCGTGTTGCCGGGGCTGGTGACCACGCTGATGTATCGCTTGCGTCCGCGCAGATCGACGTTGAAACGGGCGATCGCGCCAACGTTGGCACCGGTGGTGGTACCGGCGCCAGCCGTCACGCTCATGCCGCTGATGTCGGCCTGGCCGCTGCCAGATGCGTCAGACTCCTGCAGCTTCAGAACGCTGGCGTATGCCGCGGTGGCCGCCGTGAACGGCGAATACACCACGTCGATGGCCAGATACTTGAAACCGCTGGTGTCGATTTCGTGCGTGAACGTTGCAGACGCCGCCACGCTGGCGGTGCTCTTGGAAGCGGACTTGGCAAGACCGTGATGGTTCATGTGAGGTTCCTAAAGGGTGGTGTTATTGTCAGGCCAGCTTGAGCGCGACAACCGGGCCGGCGCTGGACGTGTCGCCAAGCGAGTGGTGGACAATGTCCAGACGCTGCACCGCACGGAAAGCGGTCTGGTCGGCCTCAAAGTACCGGTCGGTGCTCGACGCCACCTGCATGTCAGACTTCGTGGCCATGATCGAAGACAGCGACAGATCGCCAACGTAGGCCGCCACGGTGCCCGTGGTGGGCGCTGCGGTCATCTTGAGCACCCACACGACCGGCAGGCCAAGGAACGTGTTCGGCGTTCCCTGCGCCAGATTGGCCGCCGTGTTGCCGCCAGCCAACGCACCGATGGTGCCGCTGCCAGCCGTGCCGCTCGACAGCATCATGCGCTGCACGGACTGGTGATACACCTGCGGGTGCATGTACCACGCCGACGTGCCGATGGCATATCGGGGCAGCTTGCCCAGGGCCTGCAGGTAGTCATCGATGTCAAGCAGGGCAATCGTCGTGTTGCCGCTTGCTGCCGTAGCAATCGACGCGGTGTGCGTGCCGTCCGTGATCTGCGACAGGCCACGGATTCCGCCGTAGGTGCTGGTGCCGTCACCGTTGAAGAACGCATCATCGATGGAAGCCGCCATGGTCGTGGCGTACTCTTGCGCCAGCCAATCAGCAACGGAAATGGCGTTGTCGGCAAGCAGTTCGTTGCTGACCTTCGTGGCCATGGCCAACTTCTTGGCAACCAGCTGCACCATCGTGGCGGTCGGGTCGCTGGTCGTGATGGTCGTGTTTTCGCCAATCCAGTAGCCCGTGACGCCCGTAAGACGCCGGGGCACCAGCAGCGTGTCAGACGACATCTGCACGCGCTGAGCGAGGTTCATCGCCACGCCAAACTTTTCAACGAGCCGGATGATGGTGTTGCTGAAATCCTCAAACACCAGCACGCCACCAAGGCTGTTGACCTGGCCGCCCAGGTCGCGGTATTCGGTGCCGAGGTTGTCGCGGCACCACTGACGGGCCTCGTTGTTGCCGAAATGCGCCTTGAGCCACATGCCACAGCGGTGGGCCACCTCGAGCGATTCAAACGCACGCAGCTGGCCACGGAAATTCAGCGGCTGAATGCGAGGCTTGGCATCGACGGTTTCGACCGCCGGGGCGGCCCGGTTCAGCGCCTTGAGCAGTTCGGCCTTGCGAGCCTCGGCCTTCTCGGCCTTGTCAATCGCCGCCTTGATGCGGTCGGCCTTCGCAAGCAGATCGTCGTAGCGGGCCTGCCGAGCCTCAACCGCCTCAACGGCCGAACGATCAACCGGGGTGCCATCGGCGTTCTCGCCTGCCTCTTCGGCGGCGCCGGCTTCGTCCATCATGCCAAGCTCTGCGAGCGTGGAGGCAAGTTCGTCGAGCAGTTCCTTGACGCGGCTGGCGGCCATAGTGTGGCGCTCCTGTGTGTGCGGTAGGTGGTGACCTTTCCGCACGCTACGGCCACAGGTGCCAACCCTTGCAGAACGCAGGGCCAACTTGTTTCCTAGTTAGGAAACGATGCCACGCCGGCGAATGTTGTCTGCCGAAATGACGCTGCGCTGATTTGCGCCGCACGCAGGGCACTTCAGGTACCGAATTTGGTACACGCCAGCGGCGCAAGAACGCACGACACCAAGCCGGCCGCGCTTGCACGCGCGGCACGAATCACCCGATTTTGCGGCCATGCTGCCGGAGAAACCTGCGGAGTGCTTTTTCCAACTTCGCATCCCGTCGAAGTGCCGGCAGCATCAGCGCCGGTCGGTGCGTTTTCAGGTGCTTGTCAAGCGATCGAACAGCTACGGACGTGTCTTCGTAGGCCGGAGTCAGCACTGGCCCAACGTCATACAGTCCCTCAATGACCCGTACGTAACGCAGGTGACCGCCGTTTTCGTCGGTTGTCCATTCGTCGCCATCCTTGGCCACGGTGAACGCAAACGAAGAACCGTACACGTCACCGCGCCGGATCAGTTCCACGATATCAGCACGCGTAGCCGGCGGGTCTATTTCGTATCCCAGCCCTTGCTCTGTCGGCGACAGGCGAAGAGTGCCGGCACGCTCGGTGCCAAGCACAATGTTGGTGTCGTGGTTAAACACGCCAACCACGTTGCGCTTCTCGCGCTTCATGACGCCATCAAACGCACCCGGCATGATTTCTTCGGTGAAATTGCCAAGATTGACGCTGCGAACGCGGTACATGGCGGCCATGCCTTTGATGACGGTTTTTCCGTCGTCACGCGTCTCGAGGTTTAGCGTTTCTTGAAATGACCGCGTTTCTTTTTCCATGGTGCTAATCCTTTTTCTTTCGTGAGCGTGGAGCCCGCTTGGCGCGTGACATCGGCGTGACAGCCGGTGCTGCCGGGGCCGGGGCCGGCGGTGGCGATGCGTTCAAAGGCTTGTCTGTGTACGACTGAGGCAAGTTGTCAGCCGGCGCAGGCTCCCCAGCGTTGCCAACGGCCGCATCAGCGGCGATGCCCTGCATCGTTGTCAGGTTCATCTGCATGTACCGCTGATCGCCCTCTGGGCCAATCGGGTTCATGTTCAGAACTTCGCGGCACTCGTTCACGCTATAGATGCCGGTGGCCAACATTGTCTGCAGCCACGCACCCTGTGCGGCCAGATCGCCACGCAACAGACCGCGCGTGTCGAACTCCGCAAAATACACGTCATCCTGCACGACAAGATCGCGCGTGATGGCCGATTCCCAGCGGCGAAACCACGGCATCAACGTCTGCTGCACTAGATCGATGGCAGCCTGCTCTTGTGACGCGTAGCCGACCTTTGTTTTGTCCTGCACGTAAGACGGATCGACGCGGTAGGCACGGCAGATTTCGATGACCTGGTATTGGCGGGTTTCCAGAAACTGGCTGGCCTCGTTGCTCGATTGCACGTCTTTCCAATGCACGCCAGCCGGCAGGATTGCCGTGCGGTGGGCTCGGTCGGCGCCGCGGTGCAGCCGCTCAAACTGTTCACGCAGCCGCTCGGCGTTCTCAACGGAAATTGGGTTGTCGGATTCCATCAGGCCCGACAGCCGGCAACTGTTGCCAAAGTAGGCGCCGCCGTGAGCCTCAAGGGCTTGGGCCAGGCCGATGGCATCCTTGCTCAACGTCACGGGCAGCATTCCCATGACGCCATCAGACGACAGCCAGCGCAAGTGAAAAATCTGATCCTGCGTGTACCGTGTCTCGGCTCCATTCTCTTCGCGGTAGTAGTAGCACAGCGTGCCGTCTTCCAGCTGATGCACCTTCATTCGGCTAGGGTGCAACGGCCACAGCGAATCGACGGCGCCGGCCGGGCCGCTGCGGATCTGGGCAAACGCATTGCCATAGGTCAACGCGTGAGCGGTAAGCATCTCTCGAAACTCAAACGAAGTCTGCCAGCCGTTAGGCTGCTGATTCAGCAATCGGTACAGCGGCAGATCGCGGGCGCGCTCTTTGCCGCCTTGCTGCAGCCGGCGGTAAACGTGCAACGGAATTGCCGCCACGTTTTCTGCAATCAGCCGCACGCAGGCCAGCACGGCACTGCATTTAAGCGCCGTTTCAGGCGTGATTCGCATGCCAGACGGGCCACGGCTTGGCGCATCGTTCCAGCCGTCCGAATAGTTGCCGCTGCCACGCAGATCAATGATCTTGAAAGATTGTTCCGGCGTTTCGGCGTGCGAAATCATAGCGTCAGGATGTCCCACGTTTGTGCTGGTGCCGGTGCCGTCGCGGTGTCGTGAATTCCGATTGCCATCACCAGCGACACAATGCCGTCAATGCGTTCTGTGCTCTTGGCCTTGCTGGGCTTGATGTTTTGGGCGTAGTCGCTCTGTATCGCCACGTTTCCCGCCTGCCACGTCAGCACCGGATGGCCGCCGTGAAGCAGCTTGCCGGCCACGCAGAGCGCCTCGGTACGCTTCGCAGGCGCCGACATTGAGCCGTAGCCCTGCCCGAATCCTATGACGTTTCGGCCGTCTCCTTGCAGTTGCGTGGCCAGCTGCGTGGCGTTCCAGCGGTCAATGGCGATGCCACGCATCTGGTACTTCTTGGCCAGATCGTTGATGTCAACCCGCACGCGGTCGTAGTCCGTGACGTTGCCTTCAGTCACGTGCAGATGACCCTGCTTGTGCCACACGTCATACGGCACCTTGTCGCGGCGTACGCGGGCGTGCATGTTGATCGATGGAATCCAGAAATGTGGCTCTACCCAGTACGTGCCATCCTCAAGGGGAAACAGCAGCACTAGGGCCGTAGTGTCGTAGGTGGTTGCTAAGTCCAGACCGGCCCAGCACTCGCGGCCCGCAAGCGACACAG